AGAAGCTACTTATGGGAGGGAGGGGGGTCCGGGAAAGACTAAAAGACTGTGTAAGACTAAATAACACTGACACAACACTGATCCAACACTAATGCCCCCAAAACAACACTGGTGCAACAATGAAGCGCCGGTCCTAGGCTGGGGATATAAAAAAAGGGGGCTTTCGCCCCCTGCTCGATTAGAATTCGAATTTCGTCCCTTGTGCCGCGTCTTGCGCGCGCTTCGCTTCGTACGCGGTCATCTTCGCCGCGATCTGGGGATTCGATGCCCATTCTTTCAACTTGTCATCCCCAGCTTCGTTGACCTTCGTCTTGACATCATCCGCCTTGATCCCGGTTACCTCGGCGATCGCGCGAATCAGATCTTCCGTATTCACGCCTGCCATGCCCCAGATCCCGCGTCGCAAGCCATCCGCCACGCGGGCGATCCCGGCATACGCTTTCGCGACATCCCCTTTCGCGGATGCGGCTGCATCGGACACCTTCTGCTTCACGCCATGCATCAACGCCTTTTCTCGTTGCGAGGGCGCGAATGTCGAAGTATCGACATCAACTGTTTGTCCACCCTTGAACGTCCAGCGCATGACCGTGCCGTGCTGCGTTACTTCATACAACGCATCTTTCCTTGCCATGATCCATCTCCATTTGTATGTACCCCATCGGTACACTTACATTATGGTATCATTTGGGCCAAAATCAAGGGTACCGAAATCCCCAATCGGATCAACGCCTTACCGGCACCGGCCCGACCCCCCTAGCGTGGGGCCTAGGCCGTCCTAGGATGGCGACTCGGGGCGCTAAGAGAATTTTGAATTCATGAGTGAATTAACAGCTCTATTAATGATGGGATTGTTACGCGGGCCGTGGGGCCGTTCGGCCCGGTAGGGATGCCCGGATACCTACCCGCGCCCGCCGGCGGCGTGGCGGGCCGGTTCCGGCCCGATGGGGCCATTCCCGCGCGCGATCCTCCCCGCCCGTCCCCCTAGCCACCCGCGCACCCGCGCCCGTGCGCGGAACGCCCGTGGCCTTGCCTTCCTTCCATCTTCGTATAATGTATCCTCATGGACAAGACTCTTGTCATCTTCAAGGACATGGCGGGCAAACGGGGTCGCCCGTCTAACTACGTCTCGGGCCAGAAGGGGATGCAGCGCCTCGCGCCGACCCACGAGGCCATTATGGACTGGATTCTCCTCAACCCCGGTAAAGGTCTTCGTGAATGCGCGGCGTTCTTCGGCTATTCCGTCGGTGGCATCGGATGGATCGTAAACAGCGATCTCTTTCAAGCCAAACTCGCCGAACGGCGGAGGGAGATCGAGACCGTGCTCGCGGCCGATATCCCGGCGAAGCTGACGATCCTCGGTTCCGTAGCGATCGATCGAACTCTCGAAGTGATCGAGAAAACGACTGATCCTGACGTGATCGTGGATATCTTCGACAAGACGCTCCACCGGCTCGGCTACGCCCCGTCCAAGCAAACCGGTCCTGCGATTCAGTTCAATACGCAGAACAACTCCTTCACGGTCTCCCCGGAGGAGCTCAGGCAGGCTAAGGCCGTAATGCTCCAGGCCGCGAACGGCGTTCCCGTTCTCGCCCCGGCGGCTGCCTTCGAACAGAGGCCGAATGACGAATGAAGTTAACTCCGCTGAAGCAGTCCAGCTCGGGGCAACGTCGCTTATCCTATTCGGCAAGCTCTTCTTCCCAAGAACCTTCCGCCAGGACAGCCCAGACTTCCACCGCGAGATCGGCCTCCATCTATACGGCCCCGCTCGATATAATGCATTTAAGATTTTTAGAGACGGAGCTAAAACGACACTCCTCCGTGTCTATATCGCCCAGCGGATCGCTTACGACATATCTCGAACTATAATGTGCGTTTCCGTCTCCCAACCGCATTCGATCATGACCCTTCGATGGCTGAAAAAGCAGATCGAGAGGAATCAGACCTTCGCTGGGACATTCGGCCTGAAGCCCGGAGCTAAATGGACTGACGAATGGTTAGAGGTCAAACACACGGTCACGAACGACATAACGACTGTCCTCGCCGCCGGTATCACGGGCCAAATTCGCGGCTATAACATCGACGACTACCGGCCCGATCTTATCATCGGAGACGATCTCTGCAATGAGGAAAACACCGCAACTCCGGAACAGCGATCGAAAACCGCTAACCTTTGGTTTGGTGCGCTCTATAACTCACTCGCGCCCACCTCGGAAGCTCCTCTTGCAAAGATGGCGCTCCTCCAGACGCCCCTTAACCGCGAGGACCTTATCGAAACTTGTTCTAAGTCGCCTCATTGGAATACACTCACCTATGGCGTGTTTGATGAGGAAGGTCACTCTCGCTGGCCTTCGCGCTGGACAACCGACGTACTGGTGGCAGAGAAGAATGCGTCCACGGCCCAAGGTAATCTCCATATCTGGATGCGAGAAAAGGAATGCAGACTCGTCTCCTCCGACATCATGCCGTTCGACGTCACGAATATTCAGTACTATGAAACGCCGCCGGCCGAAGGTTTCACGATCATCTCCGTCGATCCGGCCTCGTCCGAATCTAAAACTGCCGACGATACGGCCATTCTTGCAGTCCGACTGGTGGGCCAGAAGGTATACCTTTTAGACGCTTTCGCCGAGAAAGGCGTCATGCCGGACGCAGCCGCGGCGAAGTTCTTCGAATTCGTCTGGAAATACAACCCCATCAAGGGTGTGATCGAGACCATTTCCTACCAACGAATCCTCAAATGGTTCTTCGAGCAGGAAATGATGCGTCGTCGGCTCTTCATTCCTCTTGACGAAGTTAAGGACAAACGGAAGAAACACGACAGGATTATGCAGGCTCTTTCCGAACCTCTCCGCTTCCGCAACGTCTATGTCCGAAAGAATGATGACAGTCCTGGCGTTATCAAGTTCCTCCAGCAACTTACTGATTTCAGCCCTGGCATCGAAATGCACGATGACGTCCTCGACGCCCTGGCTATGGCTATCACCTCCGTCAATCCCGCTCAACGCTACGCCGCCGACGTACAGGATATGTACTCGCTGCCTGCGCCGGTTAAAGAGCTCGAACTGTTCGATGCACCATGATTAAAGTCGAGGACCTCCGTTTCGGCTCGAAGGCGCATCGCAAGATCAGCGAGGCCGTGTGGGCTCGCCTACGTCTATCCGAACAAACGATGTCCAAGCGGTACGCCCGCTGGGCCGAGAACGAAGAACTCTTCTCCGCGTACATGCCCGCCCGCGAAGTCGATGAACTCCGCAAGCAAAAGAAGAAATCTTCCGGCATAGTCGATTACGTGACGATCGAAGTTCCGTATATCTACGCAATCGCCCTTACGGCTCATACCTATTACACGTCCGTATTCTTAGGCCGGAATCCTGCCTTCCAATTCGAAGGCAGGCACGGCGAACCCGAGACCAAGAAACTCGCCGTCGAGGCAATTATCGACTATCAAATGCAAGTCGGGGCGAACCTTCTCCCGCTTTACATTTGGCTGCTCGACCCTCTCAAATATGGACTAGGCTTCGTCGGCCATTATTGGGACGAAGAACGCATCGCGCTCACGAAGAAAGTCGACGTCCAACCGACTTTCGGCGGGGTGCCAATCCCGTTCTCGACCCCGAAGACCGAATACGTCACAGAAACCACTATTGGCTACGCCGGCAATAAACTCTACAACGTCCGTCCACAGGACGCCTTTCCCGATCCCCGAGTCCCGATGTGGAATTTCCAAGCTGGTGAGTTTTTCGCCCGCTATGTTGAAATTCCGATCGCCGAACTCCGAAACGGCGAAGCCAATGGGAAGTATTTCAACGTCAAAGCCGCCCTCGACGTTCAAAAGAACGGCGGCAGCTACGCTGGAATGGAGATCAACCGCGATGAGGGTTCCTCGCGCGTTACTGAACTCCCCGAGACAAACGACGAATTCACCATTCCGTCAACGCCAGACGATCAACCAATCGGCGTCTTGAAGGGTTACGAATTCTATTGGCGAATTGTCCCCTCCCAGTGGGGTGTTTCCGAGTCCAGAGAACAAGAAATCTGGGTCGTCACTCAATCCAAGGAACGAATTGTAATCGGCTTCGAGCCTCTCGGCGACGCCTCCAACCGTTTTCCCTTCGACATCATCGAACACGAACCGAACGGCTACGCCTTTTCCTCCCGTTCGATGATGGAAATTGGCAAGCCGCTCAACGACATCATGTCCTGGCTCTTCAACAGCCATTTCTATAACGTTCGAGCCGCCCTGAACAATATGTTCGTCGTCGACCCATCGCTCCTGCACATGACCGACCTCGAACGCCCTGGACCGGGAAAGATGATGCGCCTTACTCCTGCTGGCTACGGCCGTGGGGTCGAGACTGTCATCAAACAGTTCCCCGTCGCCGATGTAACTCGCTCCAACGTCCAGGACATCCAAGGCGTTTCCGAGCTCATCCAGCGAATCTTCGGCGTCACCGACAACGTTATGGGCCTCGTCAATCCCGGAGGCCGGAAGACCGCAACGGAAGTTCGCACTTCGACATCGCTGGCAGCCAATAGGCTGAAAACACAATGCGAAATCATGTCCGCGATGGGCTTCAGCCCAATGGCCCAGAAACTCGTTCAACGAACCCAAAGCCGTCTAACGATCGACCGAAAGTACAGAATCGTCGGCGACCTTATGAACTTTGGCGACCCGTTTATCCAAGCGGACGCGGCCAGCATTGCGGGCTTTTTCGACTACGTTCCAGTCGATGGGACTATGCCGATCGATCGGTACGCGCAGGCGGCCCTCTGGCAGGGGATTATGACGCAAGCGGCTCAGGTCCCCCAGATCGGAATGCAGTATGACTTCGGCAAGATATTCGCTTGGGTAGCAACTCTAGCCGGCGCGAAGAACATCCAACAGTTCCGCCTCAACATTCAAGTCTCCGACGCGGATAAGCTCATGGCCGGTGCTCAGTCCGGCAACGTAATCCCCCTCCGAGACGCCCCGGTCGAAGGCGCCACGCCGCAACCCGCTCAACACATGGGAATGGGACAGCCAGGATGAGCTCCTCCGACACAGTTCAGGCTTATCGAGATTGGAAAGAACTCATCGAGTCCGATGGTTGGAAACGACTCGTCGAAATCGCCGACGAACAGATCGCCGGTCGAGTTAACGAAATCGTCCTCAAACCTATGACGGACCTCGCGCATCAAGAATTCGCTAAGGGCGAAGTCGCCGGAATCAAACTATTCATAGCGATCCCCGAAACGCAGAAGACTATGTTCGAGGCCCAATTCGACCGCGAAACCGACGAGGAAGAGGAAAATGAACGCGCCGACAGTTGAAGCAATCGAACGCAATCTTCCGGATGACATGGATGACGTCTCCGATGTAGATGAACTTTTCGCCGTGCTGGCGGAAAAACCCGAAGAGCCCGAGATTCCAGCGGAAACGCCGGAGCCTCAAACTGCGGCCCCTGAGGCTTCTCCTCCTCCTGCCGAACCGGCCCAGCCTGCTCCAGAGGCTCCGTCCAGCACGGCCCCGACTCCAGAACAGCCCCCCGCACAACCGGCGGCTGCTCAACAAGTTCCCGCCGCACCCGTTGCGGCTCCTACGCCTCCGCCAGAGGCACCCGCGCCGGCGGCTCCGGCCCCAGTGCAGCCCGAGATGCCCAAGCCTCCTTCGGAGGCCGAGCTTAAAGCTGCATTCGATAAGCAACGTGACGAACTCGTCAAGGTCTATGCCCTGACTGAAGAAGACGCTCGCGCCGTCGTCACCGAGCCCGAGACTGTCCTCCCGAAGCTCGCCGCGAATCTGCATCAAGCAATCTTCTCGCAGATTCAACGTTCACTGGCCGAATACCTCCCGGCCGTGATCCAGCAAGCGACGGAAGCTCGTGCCCGGCAAGCCGACGCCGATAACCGCTTCTACGGTAGATGGCCTAGTCTCAGAGGTCACGAACAGACCGTCCTTCAAGTCGGTCAAATGTATCGACAAGCTAACCCAACCGCTCCGCCCGAGAAAGCGATAGAGCAGATCGGCCAGATCGTCTCGCTGTCCCTTGGACTGCCTATGGCAACCCCGACAGCGCCCGTTCAGCCACCTGCTGCGCCCCCGGCGCATCGTCCAGCGGCGGCAACTGGAGTTCCGGCTTCTCCGGTCCCAGCTGCGCCTAATGAATGGACGGCATTCGCTGACGACGACATAGCGGACCGTTATTAGGAGTTAATCAAAAATGGCAATCGCAGGCCTTCGCGGGACTGGTCAGTGGGTAACTGACGAGCGCCCCAAAAACTTTCGTGAATATATCCTCTGGCGGAACCCGAACGGCTCGGCGCCTTTGACAGCTCTCCTGTCCAAGATGGCGTCAGAGAAATCGGACGATCCAGAATTCGCATGGTGGGAAGAAGAGCTGACCGTTCTCCGGGCTGCCCTTGCGGCTCAAGTCGGCAACACGACCACTGCCAACACGCTTTCAGTCGCAACCGTCACTGCCGGAGTCGACGCTTACGCCTTCGTCCCCGGTGATATTCTCACCGCCGAAGCGAATGCCGACAACGACCCGTACACGACTTGGGAATACATGATCGTCAGCGCGGCGGCGACAACCTCAACGATCATCAACGTGACACGGGCTGCGTTCGGAACGACAGTTTCGACTATCACTACCAGCACGTACATCGCGAAGATCGGCAATGCGTACTCGGAAGGCTCGACCTCGCCGAACGCAGTTGGCCGGAGCCCGGCGAAGCTCTTCAACTACACTCAGATTTTCAAAACGTCATACGAGCTCACCCGGACCACGAAGCAAACTCGCCTCCGCACGGGCGACCCGCTGAAGAACGCCAAGAAGCGCCGGATGTTCGATCATTCCGTCGCAATGGAACTGGCGTTCCTCTTCGGCCGTCGTGCAGAGTCGACTGGTTCTAACAGCCAGCCTCTCCGGTACACCGGCGGCCTTCGATCGTTCCTTTCAACCAACGTCACTCGCTTCACGACAACGGCCACGGAGGCAACGTTTCTCACCGCCGTCCAGTCCGTGTTCGATTTCGACGCCGGTTCTGGCAACGAAAGGCTGATGCTCTGCGGCAACTCCTTCCTCACGAGCCTCAACAAGCTCGCCAAGGCGGGAATGCAGGTCCGAACGGATGAAGTCGTCAGGCTCTACGGTATGCAGTTGCAGAGATGGATTATCCCACAAGGAACGTTCTATCTCCGCACTCACCCGCTGATGAACGTCATGCCAGGCTATACGAAGTGCGCCTTCATCATTGATCCCTCGGCGCTGAAGTATCGTTACCTCCAGGACACGATCTCGCAAGATCAAATTCAGGCGAACGATGCTGACGAACACAAGGGGCAGTGGTTGACGGAATGCGGTCTCGAGGTTAGGCACGAGAAGACCCTCGGGTTCCTGTCGAACTTCTTCGCATAGGAGCCACCATGCCTAAGAAGCTCGAGCGCGAGCTCAAGCGGAAGGCAAAGGCTAAAGGCCTGTCTGGCGACCGTGCTGACGCTTACGTCTACGGCACGATGCGTGAGACAGGCTGGAAGCCTTCCCGCGAGCGTAAAGCAAAGCGGAAATCTTCCGGTGCAGCCCCGTGAGTTAGAGAACGACGGTTCTGGAACAACCCTGGCCGATTTGGCCAGGGTCCTCAACCGTCTCCACCAGACGGACACGTTCGCCCTCGCGATCTGTGTTCCTTCTGGCATTATGCTCCACGCGGCGTTCGCCGTCGATCTGTTCGCTGTTGGCGTGAAGATGGGATTGGAGAAGGTTCCTCTCAAGCGTTATCGCAAGACGAGGGCTCCGATGTTGCTCAATAAGCAGTCATCCCTGATTCACAGCTCGCGGCAGCAGCTCGTCGTTGACGCTATCCTGCAAGGTGCGACTCACATCCTCTTCGTAGATTCGGATCAAGCCTTTCCCCCCGATACAGTTCATAGATTGGTGCGGCATGATAAGCTCATCGTCGGGGCCAACATCGTAACGAAGGAAATTCCGGCCCGGCCTTGCGCCGTGGGCCTTGACGGAAAGTACGTCTACACGGATCCTCAGTCGTCCGGCCTCGAACAGGTCGCCGTATTGGGTACAGGGTTGATGCTCATTAACACTCGCGTTTTCGGGATGATCGAGCCTCCTCTCTTCCTCATGCCCTATCTGCCAGAGACTAAGACATATCTAGGTGAAGACGTATACTTCTCTCGAAAGGCCCGCGAAGCTGGCATTCCGATCTTCGTCGATCACGACCTCTCGAAGCTCGTCGGCCACATCGGCCAGTTCCAGTATTTTCACGATCACGTCGGGGAGAAGATTTCGGAGGCGGTCGAAGAGCTTGAAGCCGCCGTCAACCTTCGCCCGGTTACGATGGAATAGGAGTTAAAAAATGGCAGCGCTGTCAGATTATCTCGAAAACAAACTCATTGATTTTACCCTGAGGGGGCAGGCTTTCGCTCAGCCTACTAGTGTCTATTTCGGTCTACTGACTTCGGCGCCAAGCGATGCCGGGGGCGGCACAGAAGTATCGCTCACCGGCACAGCCTACGCTAGAGTTCAGGTAAACTGCACTCTGGCGAATTTCGCCGGTACGCAGTCAGCCGGCTCAACCGCAGCCTCGACAGGGACATCGGGCCAGACTAGTAATAACGGGCCAGTTACGTTTGGGGTTCCTACCGCGAACTGGGGTACGATTACCCACATAGGTATCTATGACTCGGTTACGGGCGGAAACCTTCTGGTTTGGGGCGCCCTGGCTCAGTCAAAAACCGTGAACAACGGTGATGCCGCTCCATCCTTCGCGGCGGGTTCTTTCGTTTTCCAGATTGACAACTAATCATGGCAGAGACAACTGTAACAATTCGAATCATAGCGACCGAATCTATTGTAGTCAGCCCCGACTTTCCATCTGAAATTCAAATGGCCGTCGGCAGTACTTACAACATCGGTCAATTTTTCTCACATTCGAGCCCTCTTCACTACAGTCTCGTTGAGCCGTCTACGCTCATCTCCGTAGCTGACGACGGAATTATCACGGCGCTTGCTGTTGGAGATGGTACAAGCCAACTTCGAGTATTTACTTAATGGCGATCGCAGTTTCAGCGCCGTTTACGATTCAGGTATCGGACGCTGCTCCGGGTCCTGCTCCAGCAGGATGGGAGGAGCTTCCAGGCACGAGTCTGTCTAGTGCCTGGGCGACGCTGTGCGCTAGCTATGGTCTTCCTACTACCATCACCGGAGTTGGTGGTGATATGCAGAGGGGATTTGCCGCCTGGAATTCCGGGTGCGTAGACACGGCGCGCAATAAGTTCGTTGCACCGCGTTGGGGAGGACATGCGGATTGGGCTGGAAATCAGGTCTTAACTTTCGATCTCACAACCCATCAGTGGGAGATGCCGCAGCCGTTCGTCAATAACTACCCCACCGCTCCGATCAAGATTGGAGGTTTGCAAGTTGGCGAGCAGGTCAGCCCGGTGTACTTGGATGGTTCTCCATCCTCGATGCATACCTATAACTCCGTTGAATACATCCCGACGATGGATCGGGTTATCTCTCTTGGTGGGAGTTGGTGGTCTGGCGCCGGGGAGAGTATTCCACGAGTAATGGAGTGGAACGGTACAAACGTTGTAGCTACCAGCACACCAGCAACGCTTGCGTTTTTCTGGAATCCTGGCGCAGCGCCAGGCCCAAGCGCATGGGAAGCGAAGACCCCTGTTCCCTATCCTAGTGACCTCCAAGGATCTGCAAGACAGGTTGTGTGGGACCCTGTTCTAGAACGTGTGTGGTATCGCAGGACCTCGTCTTGGTATCTATACGATCCAGCAACCGATACCTACGTGAATCCTACAGGGCGTTCGGCGGTCAATGTACCAATTCCTGGGGGGAACTATCTCTGTGCGACGGTATGCTTGGACAACGTGAACCGAAGGCTATTCACGCTCTGGTTCCAAGACATCACCACGGTTGGGATTCAGATGATGGATCTCAACATTCCTGATGCTAACGAGGTTTCCTTAGGTGTTGCGACCGCCGACGTTTCCTACGGGCATCCTGTCGTTTCCTATGAGGGATTGGGTGCTTTCTACGACGAAGATAGCGATAAGATCGTCCTCTACGGCAGAAACCCAACTACCGGCAAGGGCGTGCTCTATCAAGCAACGCCAGAGGTAGGGTTTACTTGGGAGATGGTTGCCCCAGCGACTAGCCCGGAGCCTCCAGCTCCTGCTCAACAAGGAGTTTGGAAACGCTTCTTCAAGCACGGTAGTTATTATTATCTTATCCATCCGAGCTGGACGCAGAACGTCTGGAGGTTTAACCCAAGCATTTCCTCTGGGGTGGGAAGTTGGAATACGTTTGCAGCGCCGGCATTGATGATTAACGCGGGCGTCACGTCGCTCAAGCAAGCATCGTGGGAATACTGTACCTGGGACAACAGGATCTATCAGGCTGGCGGAGACCTCATCTCTACCGAGGACGGCGGGCGCATGATCTTCGCGCTCGACCCAGTAGACCATTCGTGGGAGATGATTCAGGATCGCGATGATTACGCTGGAGTTCCGTTCTCTGAGCTGCCGCCAACGGGCGACTGCTACACTTGGGTATGGAACGAAGCCACTAATAGGTTTTGCTTCGCCTTTGGCTTCAACTTTTCATACAGCGCGACGACTAACCCGGACGTGCGCTATCAAGCGCAATTTGATCCGGTAACTCGTACTTGGGGAAACAAGTGGACGCCTTATCTTATGGGCGGCGGCGAGCCGAGCGGTCACGGCGACTACGACTCAGGCACGCAGCGCGTCATCAAGTGGGCTAATGGTTCTGATCCTACGATGTGGCACATGGACTTCGATGCGCAGACGGTTGACAGATACAACCAGAGCGGTCAAGGGCCAGGAACTGGACTCCAGACGGAGCCCTATGGGAGCACGGATTTCGGCACCTTTGGACGCAGGGTCGAGTACCGCGTTGATGCTGCCAGCAGACGGATGTGGTGGCATTGCCCGTGGAACGGGAAGCTGCATTACTGGCATCTCGATAACCATCAGTGGATATTTGTCGACCAGAACCCAGTCACGCCTTCGTCGCTCTACACGATGCCGAGTTACACCTCTGCTACGCAGCAATATCAACTAGGTTATGCCGCGCTTAATCAATCCGGGTACACGGTTGGCGCGCTATGCTGGACCGGGACTAGGCTTTTGATCCCGATTATCCTGTCGTATTCCGGTGCGCGGGTTTTCCAGCTTGTAGCCTACACGCCGAGCACGGCAACCTGGGATCTGCTCTGGGAGGATCTGACTCCTGAGTACCCAACGCATCAGCCGCAAATTCCGCACGGCGAGCGGACGGTATGGGACCCTGTTAACCGGCGTATGTATATGTTTGGCCGGACGTTCTCAACCAATTTCTGGTACTGGCAGGAGCCGTAAATGCCTACATTCGTTTCAGCGAATGCTGCAGGCGGCATTCCCGGAAGCAGCAGGACACTTTCCTTCACTGTCAGCGGTGGTACGGACCGTTTACTTGCTATTTTCGCCACTCAAACGGGCGCGTTAGAGAGTATCACAGGCGCAACCTATAATGGCATAGCGATGACGGCCAACGCACAGGCTGTTGTTGGAGGAATTCGAAACTATAGACTGTTTCATCTCGCGGCTCCTACCACTGGCACGCATGATGCAGTTGTTACGTATGCTGGATCTTGCACGCCGGTATTTCTAATAGCGGAATGGACGGGCGTCCATCAAACTGTGCCTGTTTCTAACGTCATCAACGCTGATAACGCTGCCAACCAGTTTCTCCTTTCCTGGCCTGGCAGCAGCAGTGCTGGTTATTTAGCCGCGATGGCGACTACTGGTGGTGGATCAGAAGATTTTGTAGCGTGGACCTCTCCAGCGAGTGAACTCCTCCACCAAAAAACTAACATAGACGGGGCAATCGGCGCGATTACAGTTGCTGGAGAAACTTCAATCTCCGTATCCGTTACAGGCACTACTACTGGAACCTGCCGAGGGACAGCCTTTAACATTAATTCTCCCGGAACAGTGGCCCCGAAGGCCCTAATTCTCCGCATGATGATGGAGAGGAACAACGCATGAAAATCCTGAAACAAAGTACTGCGAAGAGCATTCTTGTCGGGCCATTTCTCGACAGTACGACTCTCGCACCAATGACTTCTATTACGGTGACAGGTATAGATTTAGATATCTATAAGAATTCAGTCACTGCAACGAACCTAACCATCACGGCCAGCGGTGGTGTTAACGACATGGCTCATGTCGTTAATGGCTATTACAGTCTTGAACTAACGACAGGCAACGTTGATACGTTGGGAGAGTTTATCGTAACGGCGAACGTTTCGGGAGCTCTGCCGCTTCGGCAGGATTATACAGTTCTCCCTGCTAACGTCGCGGATTCGTTAATCAGTACGGATAAGCTTCAAGTCGATCTTGTTGAAACTACCCTTACAGTTTCTGAACCCGGCGGTCCTCCGAACTGGTCATCGACTGTTATTCAAGCTCTCAGCTGGATGCTAGCAAAGAGCCTTAACAAGATGACCTCAACCGGAACGACCGAGACGTTACGCAATTCTGCTGACGATGCAACAATTGCTACGGCGTCCCATTCAGATGATGGGACTACTTTCACCCGTAATATTTGGAGTTAAGAATGGCAACGTTTAATAAATTCGAAGTGCTTAGTGAGCATCTTGCCGAGGGCGTGCATCAGCTTCAGGCAGCCGGCCACACGCTGGAATGCTATCTGTCGAATACAGTCCCGTCAGCGGCGGGCGACTCGGTAAAGGCCGATCTGGCCGAGATTACCAATCAAAACGGCTACGCGGCACCAGCCGATACGCAGAACGATACGTCGAGGGCAGGCGCAGTGACCTCTGTCGTCGGGACGGATATCGTGCTGACCTCGACCGGGGCCGGTTTCGGGCCTTTTCAGTATGTCGTCCTCCAGAACACTACGCCGACATCCCCACTTGATCCGCTGATCGGCTGGTGGAACTACGGTTCTGCCATTACCCCTGCTGGGGGTGAGACATTCACGATCAACTTCGGCACGAGTATGTTTACAGTAACATGATTGTCCTTCTTACCGGTCAGGATTTGAGAGAGCGCTTCGCACATCTGCGTCATCGCGCAGATGTGCTGAAGTGCTGTGGGATCGTCGATAACCTTCGAATTATAGAATACGACAACCATAATCTGCGGGCGATATGCATTAAATGCTATCGTAAGCATAGAATCCTGACTGCTGAACCTGGTCATGTTGGGGCGCAAAAGGTGGAGTCGGAACTTCCTACCCTCCTTACGAAAGATAAGAAATGGTCATCGAGCTGAGATACGGTATTAAAGCTGCGTATGTGCTGGATGCCCAATCTGGAACTTTGGCCCTCACGGGCCAGGCTGCTACGCTGGAACATGGTGGATCTAGTGGCGGCGAGCACATCATCAGCGATTCGACGCTATCAGGAGCTGACCAAGGGGTCTATCAGGAACTCTATCTCGATGGAACGTCGGATACCGAGGTTGTGACCGATCTAGTGAATGATCAGCTCTTCATCGACACGTCGGGATTTTCTGTCGGGACTCATTACCTGAATATCTGGTTCCGCGAAAGCGTATCAGGCGATGAGTCAGAAAAGGTGCCATATACCTATGTCAAGAGCTAGCCTTCTCCTTCTCATGCTCGTTCCATCTCTGGCATTCGGTCAGTTGTGGAGCGGGATTATTGATCCCCCGAGGGCAACGGACTGGACCGCGGCGGGTGTTAGCGGCGGAATCCCGAAGCGCGAGACGATCTGCTCTTCACTCACGTCTAGCGCAAGCGCATCAACCATCAACAGCGCCATAGCGGGATGCCCGTCGGGACAAGTCGTCTTCCTGGCCGCAGGAACTTACACGCTTTCAGCGGGCATCACTCTCAACAAATCCAACGTAACGCTACGTGGTGCAGGTGCCGATAAGACCATTCTCAACATTTCGGGGAACGTTGGGCAGGGGTGTCACATCGGTGATGGTCGCGTCTTTAATATTTGTCAAGGGTCTTCTAACATCGGGGTTGATAGCCCAGATAATACTGCGGTTTGGAGCGCGGGCTATTCGCAGGGTACGACTAACATTACCCTCAATGTCCACACAAACTTGACCGTTGGCAGCACAATCTGGCTCGATCAGCTCGACGACACAGCTGACGGGTATCCGGCTGCGGGCGATGTTTACATCTGCGACACAGCAGCTACGACTTGTTCCAATCAAGCTGGTGCTGCGGCGTATGCGCGGAGCGGACGGTCGCTAGTCGAAGGCCATGTGGTCACTGCTTGCGGAACCTCTACACCGGGGGCGGCTTGTACTAGCAACAACGTGACTATCACACCTGGAATTATTAACCCGGTATTCCGTTCCGGTAGGTCCCCCGGGGCTTGGTGGGGTAACACAAGTAACGTCATCAATAATTCTGGGGTCGAGGATCTCACCATCAACATGACCCCCTGCTCTGGGTGCAGTGGTCTCTACATCATTAACGGGACGAATGTGTGGGTGAAAGGCGTGCGTCTTATCAAGACCGATGCGAGTGGGTCTGAATGGCGCGGGTTCTTTACGGTTAACGCGGTTCGTGCTTCTGTCGTGGACAGTTACATCTACGGGGGTTCTTCCACCGAGATCATCTCATACTACAGCGCGTCTACGCACGTTACGACTGGACTGCTTTTCCAGAATAACATTCTGCACAACTGTCCAATTGGACTCGTGCCTAACAGCACGACACATGGGAGCGTGTTTGCCTATAACTATTCGGATAACGTAAGGACGGCCACCGTAGTTGAGCACGGCTTGACGACTTTCAATCTGTACGAGGGCAACGACTTCTCGAATTTCGTTAGCGACATCATCCATGCGCCTCACTTCTTCCTGACTCTCTTTCGCAACCTATCCGATGGCACGCTGAACAATCCGGCCGTGGCGAACTGGCAGGACCAAGCGCCTTTTGCATTGCACTCGCTCGCGCGTTTCTACAACGTCATTGGGAACGTGAGCGACACCGGGCACACGACCAGCTATCAGGTCAATGAGCAGATTGGGCAGAACACCATCTTTGAGCTTGGTTGGAGGGGGACCGGATCAGGTGTAACGGTGAACAATGACCCGAACGTAGAGCGCACCTTGTACCGCTGGGGGAACTGGGACGACGTGACGAATGCGGTGCGGTGGTGCGGTAATTCAGGCAACACCGGATGGAGCACGACCTGCTCGAGCACGAGCGAAGTGCCAACCGGGATCACGAACTACCCGCAATCCGTTCCGAGTACCGAGACGCTGCCGGCGAGCTTCTATCTTGGCAGCACGAGGCCAGCGTGGTTTGGATCGATCGCCTATCCACCCATCGGGCCTGATGTGTCGGGCGGCAACATCAGCGGATTCGGTGGGCACGCAAACAAGATCCCAGCAAAGGCGTGCTTCGACCTGATGAGTCAGGACAGCACCAACTTCAGCGGCACGAACGTGATTCATTTCCTTCCGCAACTGTGCTACGGCACGGGAAGCGGAGTGGCTCCGGGGGCACTGCCGTTCCCGGAGAACATCAGGACGCAATAATGGCCTTCGCGCCAGAAGCTGTTAGCGGCACGAGTGGTGTAAGCCAAACGTCGTTGACCGTTAGCAGCTTCACGGTCACGTCGGCCAATTTGATGCTGGTAGGTGTCGCTTGGGGTGCTGCTTCACCTGTCGATAGTGTCGTTGACCCGCCTACATGGAATACGACCGAGAGTTTCACAAAGGTCGCGAGCAGCGGAATTGATGATGGCGGAATCTGGGCGTCCGTGGTCTGGTATCGCCTGGATAATCCTAGCACCGGCACACACGACATCACGTTCGATTACGGCGGGTACTCGCCCGTCCAAAGCTCGCTCCATGTAGTTACTTTCACAGACGCCAACCTTACGCTTGGTGCGGCGTCTACTGCGACCAATACAACTTCTGATCCTTCGCTCACCGTCGCTGCTTCTGCGTCGGGTAACATCGTTGTGTCGCTATGCAGCAACGACAACAGCGCCAACCCAACGACGCAAGCAGGCACGCTGATCTACGAAGCCGAGAATATCGGCAGTGACCTCGATACGAGCGCGCAGTACCAGACAGCGACCGGAGCGAATACCGTTTGCTCGTGGACGCAAAATGCTAGCGGCGACGGGTGGGTAGCGTCTGGCTTTGCAGTATCTGCTGCCGCCGGGGGTAATCCTGAGCTCGACGCGGAAGCCGGTTCCATTACGATTACAGGAACCGATGCAGGAGTAGAGTACGGCCGCGCAGTAGTTGCCGAAAGTGGCGCAGTTGCTATATCAGGCACAGATGTTACTTTGCTACGCGGGTTAGTAATGGACGCGGAAGCCGGCGCTGTATCTATCAGCGGCACAGACGCCGCGCTTCATTACAGCGATATTCTAGATGCTGAAGCTGGTTCCGTCGCCATTACTGGAACGCCGGCCAACCTTTATCTCGGACGGGTGATTGAGGCTGATCCTGGTTCAGTTATCGTTACCGGGACGGCGGCCGATCTTTGGGCAAATAAACAGCTCAATGCCGATCCGGGTAGCATTATTGTCTCGGGCTCGGATTCAACCTCCTACGTAGATAGGACACTAGATGCCTCTGCTGGCGCGGTAACGATTACAGGGACTGCCGCAACACTAACAAGCAATCGTATCCTGACTGCTGAAAGCGGCTCCGTCACCATTACAGGGACGGACGCTGCGCTCGAGGCTGGGCCCGATTACGCAATCGCGGCGGAGAGCGGTTCCGTAATCGTCTCTGGAACTGATGCAAGTCTTGCTTATGGCTATTTGATTGGAGCAGAAGCAGGTTCCGTAACCATAACTGGCACCGACGTAGGACTAGAGTATGGCGGAGCTTTTACTGCAGATCCGGGTGCTGTTACTATTACCGGCACAGACGCAACGTTTGGCTATAGTAGGATTATTCAAGCCGATCCTGGCAGTGTTGTAATTTCAGCCGAAGAAACAGTACTATTCTACGAGCGGCTAGAGCTCACTTCAAGAGAAGAACGGGCAGCCGCTCTTTCCTTCGGTGAAGATTTTATACCGTGCTTCCCCCTTGCGGATTCTAGTATAACGCTGGAAGATCAATCACAAGCAATTAACTCCTTCCCGCTTTATATCTACAATACAACCCTCTCTACGAGGGCACAACGAATTTCAGCACTGAATATAGCAAGCCTCTGGCCGAGCGTATGGCCCGAGGTTTCTGGGATATCAATTCCAGAGCGGCGATGGGCTATTGCTTCGTACACCCAGGTCGCTCCGATGACCGTGATGGCGCAGGCAACTGCGTCTGTCACTGCGAATCTTTCTATAGCCGCTCGACTTTCCGCGCTGCTCGTTGCGCAGAGTACAGCTACTCTAAGTGAAAATACCCTAATTACTGCTGGACTGTCGGCGGCCGCGAGCGCATCTTTTGCGTTGACTACCGGAATTAGGCTCAGCGCGAACCTCAGCGGTCAAGCTTCCATTACTGCCTCAGGTCCGAATAGAGCTCCTATAGTATCTACTATTCCAACTCAAACTTTCTTCGATGGCTCCGTCGAGGGTAAGGATCTTTCTTCTTTCGTTGCTGATCTAGACGGTGACATCCTTATAGCTCGATTCTATCCCGATCCAGGAACTCCGACACCGACATTTACAGTCAATGCAAATACAAGCGTGTTGCAGTATTCTGGATCGGTTGTTGGGGCTCCTAAGATCTATCCCGGCAACGTGGTCGTCTGGGATGATGGCTTTGGTCTCGGTGCGTATCTTCCAGCCAGAGCGACAGTTACAGCTGCGTTAGGAACGAGCATTCCCCTTGCCGCCGGATTAGACGGTATGGCAAGTGTGCTGAATACTTTCTTAACCGATGAAGTTTCGTTTGCTACTCAGCTATTCAGCTCAGCCACGATCGCTGCTGATCTAACTACTGGGGTTGTTCTACAATCTCAACTCTTTGGCGAAGCCTCTATAGATGCTACGTTAGGGTCAGTAAGTTCTCTTTCTGCGACTGTTCTTGGAAATGCTTCAATCAATGCCGATATTTATGCTGAAGTTATAGCTCTGGATGCTGCCTGTGTAGCTGAAGCCTCTGTAGTCCCCAATCTTACAACTGGTATAAAGATGAGCGCCAGTCTGGCAGGACTTTCCAGTTTCTTCGATCGGAGTATTAATCTCGAAGCTACCCTGCTCGCGTCTGCCAGTATATCTGGGCTGTTGCGGGATTATCCTGGGCAATGGAGGAAAGAAATTCCAGTAACTACTGTCTGGGAAGAGGAGTCTAAACCGCTATGAAGAAACAGGACGTAGTGACTTTGCTGGCAAATAGGCTAGGCAAACGGACTGATATGCTGGATACGATCCGACTAGAGCTCCAACTCGCGCAGGAGAACGATCTCGAGCTTAATGGACGGTTTCGCCCTTGGTTCTTGCTGTCGGAATTTGCTTACGTCACGGTTATAGTTGACGAACAGCGGCTTCCACTCCCGACCGATTTTCTCCAGGAGTATGATGACGGAACGCTCTGGATTTGGAATGAAGCCTCCGGAGACTGGGACAGGATGGAGAAGAAATCGTTTGAAGTTCTGGAAGATTTATACGGCACGGATAAGGGCGTTCCGGCCTATTACAGTCTTGATAATCAGTACTTCAATCTCTGGCCGATCCCTTCAGATGAGTACAGACTGCGGATGCGTTATTATCAAAGGGATGATAGCTTTCTTGAACTTCCCGATGTTCAAGAGAATCGTTGGTTGAAGAATATACCGAATCTGCTAATGGCCCAGGCGGGAGTTAGACTTGCCGGCCAGCATTTACAGGATACCGAACTCGCCTCGAAATTTCAAGCCGAGATCGGCCCACAATGGGATAATCTGTTTACGACTCACGAGGCCCAGAAACATATCAATCGTGAGTACGTGATGGGTGGAGAGAACTAATGGCAGTCGAATCTACGACGAATATAGCCGGGCTGAACGCAGCCTCTCCTAGTGGATCTTTGGATCAAAAGGCCGAGGGAGATGATCAGCTTCGACTATTGAAAACCGTGCTGCAGGCTACGTGGCCCGGCCTCGACGGGCGAGATGGTCGTTGCAAGACGAAGAGCTTGAGCGCCGCCCTCACTGCTACGGATAATGGAACCGTTCAACTCTGTACTACTACCGTAACGCTGACGCCCGATTCCGCCGCTACACTTGGAAACGGTTGGCATTGCTGGATCGATCCCCAAGCAGGAAATACGGCTGTTTCGTCAGGAAATCTCGTTAACGGTTCTGCAAGTATCGTTTTGCTTCAAGGAACGCCGGCTTTCCTCTTCTGCACAGGGACGACATTTAGGCTCTTGCGCCTTCACGAAGGGACGACTTCGAATACAGTTGTTACTACAACCGGAACGCAGACGTTATCTAATAAGACGCTCGCGGCCCATTCTGTAACTGGGGATTCTAGTCTTACCTCTGGCGCTCGCCATTTATATCAGGCGTCCGGAGGAACGTGGGTTGTGGGGACCCAAGGAGGGGCTAATTATCAAGTAACCTTCTCCGGGAATTCTTACGACTGGCTAGTTGACCCTTCTGGTAATATGTACACAAGAGGAAATGTAATAGCTTTCTACTCAGACGAGAGACTAAAGGACAATGTTAAACTTCTTGAAGGGGGTTTGGAAGCGATTTGTGAGCTTATTCGCCCGGTCCGATTCACCTGGAACAGCCACCCTCTCGCAGACCATCCTGGAGAAGATTCGATTGGCGTCATCGCTCAAGACGTACAGCGCATTTATCCAGAAGCTGTTCAAGAAATAGCTGATCCTAAAGGGCAAGTGGACGATAAGATGCTTTGGGTTGATTATCAGAAGCTCGTGCCAGTTCTGATCTCGGCTATTCGAGAACTTGCAGAGAAGGTAGAAGGTCTGAGGAAACAAGTCAATGACCTTACCAGTTAATAGCGTCATTTCGATGGTGGATCTCCACAACGAGTTCGGCCTCGGATTTTCGCTCGATGCTTACAGACACGGAGCTAATGAAGGTCTATGGGGAGCTGCTGACTTTGGGGGAAGCGGATCAGCGATTTCGTTTAAGTCGCTGATGGGCAGACAGAATGGCGGGTTTCTGAATATGACAGCTTCAGGATTCTTGGTCATTCCTCCTTTAGTTGGAGCGGTTTCGAATATTCGTCTGGTTGGTGGGGGTGGTGGTGGAGGAGGAATGTGGCTTTGTGACAATCTAGGGTGGGCCGGAGGTGGAGGCGGTTCCGGGGGCGTGAATGATATTCCTGCGATAGGCGTTGGTGCTGGTTCTTTTATCAGTTGGACTGTCGGGGGCGGTGCTGCAGGTGGAATATACCTAGGACACTGTGCTGGAGCTACGTCTGGAGCTCTTGGAGGCACTACATCCATTAATTTTCCAGGCTTTCCTCAACAGGCGGCGACCGGAGGCGGCGGGGGCTTCGGAGGAGTTGGAGGTGCCGGAGGTGCCGGAGGTTCTCCTAACGGCGCTGTGGGTGCAGGGGGAGCGCTCATCATCGCGACCAATCCAGGAGGAAACAACGGATCGGGCTTCGGAACAGGAGGCAACGGGGGATTCCTCTCTGGAAGTTTCAACGGGCTTCAAGGACAAGTAGGAGCGGTTAGTTTAAGGTGGCAGTCGGGACCATTTTAATGGGTGAAAGAACACACAAATTAATAACATGGTTAAAAAATGAAACCAGAGGGCGATTCTGTAAGCAACGGAAGGTTCGTTACTTGGATAACTGTCGTAAGCGCGCTGTTGACTATATCTGGTGGTTTGTCAATTTGGGTATGGAATTTGACTAGGGATCTTAATACGAGTCAAGGTCTGCAGATTAGGCAGAATGCTGAGCTGCTGGCTCAACGAGGTGAACGGATAGCTGTAATGGAAGGGCGAATGCAGATTTTGGAGTTTAGAGTGCTAAATGTCGAGAAACGCTGCGCGCCCGCGGGAGTGCCATGACTATCGTAGAAGCATTTCAGAAGCACAAAGTCGTCCGCCGGGCATTGATGCTCTGGATGATGGCCCTGACAACTCATGTATTTATCTGGGCTATGGGATTTAGCGATTCGGCGCTGACGACGCAGCGAACGGGGATTGACCTCGCGGCGATGATTGGGGCGATTACAGGTCCGTTGGCCCTCTTGCAAGGATACGTGTTCAAACTGTATAACGAAGCTCGCCAGGAGGATTCAGCATGAGCTGCTTCGACGACGCCTTCGAACGGTTGATCCTTGTCGAGGGAGGGTATTCGAATAACCCTTACGATAGAGGAGGAAAGACGGCTTACGGCATCACGGAACGAGTTGCTCGGGCGAACGGCTATACGGAAGCTATGGAGAATCTTCCTCTTGACAAAGCGAAAGAGATCTATAAAGAACAGTATTGGGATCTTTTGAAGCTCACGCCCGTTTCCGTTCTGAGCTGCCCGCTGGCCGAGGAGATGTTCGAGATCGGCGTCAACATGGGCGTCGGGCGAGCCACGACGTTCCTCCAACGTGTTCTGAATGCGACTAACAAATCCGGGCAGGATTGGATGGATATTTCAGTCGATGGCGCGATGGGGCCGATGACTCTAGACGCTCTAGGAATGCTGTATAAACGGAGGGGCGATGAAGGATTGGAAGTAGTAAAAAAGGCCATCAATTGCTTGCAAGGGGCGCGATATGTCGAACTGGCGGAAGCCGATGTTTCACAAGAAGCGTTTGTCTACGGGTGGCTACGAGCTAGAGTGTAACCACTCGCCCTCTGCTGTCGCCCCTTTTACGAGGGACCAGTTGTTAAATGACATCATCAGAAAGTGTCCTGCTTGTTTGAAGTTAGTTAGAAGTTCTATTTTAGGAGATTATCATGGCTCTGGACAAAGAGACGACCCAGCAAATCGTGAACGAGCTCTACGAGAAGCAGAAAGCCGAAATGAAGGCGGCATATGCCCGGTGGGGAAAACATACTGTATTTGGAGTACTGGGTCTGATAATTGGTGCTGTCGCGGGTTACTTGTTCGCCCTGGCGACGGTGGGAGTGTGAATGAGCGAGCGCGGCGCGATCAGCTTAATGCTGATTGGCGGATTGGGGATTCTGCTAGTGATAGTGGGTCTGGTCACGAGTCTGAAAGTGCAATCCACGCGGCTGGCTCACTCGAAGGCAGAGACGAAGCAATGCAAGCTGGACTACGAGAACTTCCGGGACGAATCGGCTGCTCTCGGCGCCAAGGCCCAAAGGGAGACGGAGGCGAGGAATCGTGATAATCAGATTATTCTCGCCAAGCAGCTTCGTGAGACGAAACAGTTGCTTAATCGCGCTGTGTTTGCTGAGCGCAAGCTGCGCCAGCGAGCCCCGGAGCGTCCCGATAGCAGTCTCGTGCCCATCACCACCTGTAATAGCGAAGGAGCTGCTAGAACCCCTGGAGAATTCGTATCTCTTGAAGAATTTCGACAGTTGGAGGGACGAGCGCTTAGAGATACGCAGCGATGCGCTTTACTTCAACGAACGATCCTCGAGCTTCATGAAAAAGGACTCGTCGAAGTCAAATGAGATTTCCTGTTAATACAGTCGGGCAAATCGGGATCATCTACGATCGGCCTCCGCACGAGTTGCCGCCGAACGCTTGGACGCATGGAGTAAACGTGCGGTTTAGGGATGCTTATGTGGAGAAGACTCCGGGAGATACTGGAGTATTTGGAACTCCTGGAAATGGGGCGTATTGGCTGCTGCCGATCGTAGTCGGCCCGAGTCTGTTCTGGCTTCAGGCGGGGGCGACTTCTGTCTATGCTTGGGACGGAACGAGTCATACGGATATTACAAGGACGAGTGGAGCGTACACGGCCGCGCTTAATGTACTGTGGACAGGCGGCAATCTTGGGGGTATTCCGGTCTTGACGAACGGGCGAGACATTCCACAGTACTGGAGCCCGGTCAGTGCCGCGCAGGCACTTCAGGACTTTCCGACTGGAGTTAATCAGTGGAATGCTGGCTGGGTTTGCCAGGCTATTCGCCCGTGGAAGCAAGTTCTCGTAGCGATGAATATTACGAAGAGTTCCACGGTCTTTCCTCAAATGGTGAAAGTAAGTCATCCCGCTTCGGCCGGATCTTTGGCAAGCTTGTGGAACGAGGCCGAGCCTACGTTGGATGCTGTTGAGTTTGAACTGTCGGATACTGACGGGGCCGTGGTTGACGGCTTGCCGATGGGCGACGCTTTTATGATGTATAAGACGGACCAAGTCTGGGGAATGCAGTTTATTCCCGGAGGACGGGTGGTTCGTTATTATAAGGTTCTGGATGGATACGGCGCGCTGTCGTCTCGTTGTATTGCCGATTTCCAGAATGGTAGACATGCCGTGCTCGGCTTCGGCGATTTCTACGTCCATGACGGGACACAAGTAGCCTCTCCGCTCGAATCCCGTTTACGGGATTGGTTGTTTAGACATATCGATTCGACTAATTATCAGAGAAGTTTCGTCTGGCATAATTTTAATAGGAAAGAGATCTGGATCTGCTTTCCCAGTACCGGGGCTTCGCTGCCGAATACGGCGGTGATTTGGAGATATCTGGATAACACGACAGCGGTGAGAGAGCTAGACGATTTCTCCTTCATCGCGGCGGGGATAGTGGATGACGCTGCACAACCAGGAACCTGGAACAGCGACACGGCCGTCTGGAATACGGATACGAGCGTGTGGGATGAGGAGACCTTCTCGTTGGTGAAGAGGGGAGGCTTAGCCGCGATGCCGGGATCGCCGGGGCTTAGAGCTGTCGACAACGGCGCGACGTTCGCGGGAGCGAGTTATAGCGCCTTCGTCGAACGAGTAGGAATTGGTATTCCATTGACGAGAGAAGGGCCTCCGGATTTAGTGACTGTTAAGCAAGTTAGCGGGATTTATCCCAGGATTGAAGGCACGCTTGGTGGAGTTGTTAAGGTAGAAATCGGTACGCAGTTTGATAAGAATCAGGCTATTAACTGGGAACCCGCGGCTGACTTTGTGATTGGAACGACTGAGTTTATTCCAGTCATAGCAACAGGGCGGTTGCATTCCCTTCGCTTCTCCAGCACGACCTCGATCGACTGGCGTATGGAAGGGTATGATCTTGACATCCGGCCAAGGGGGCGGTTCTAGTGGCTAAGCTCTCCCCCGGTGGCGTTTACGTTCCAGAGCCGTTTTCGGGAGATAGTCCAGAGGCACTTCGGGCCTATGTGTATAAGGAATTGTTGAGGATATCGATTGCCTTTGAAACGGGAACGGCCCGCGAGTTCGAGGAACTGCATGAAGCCCCGGCGAAGCCGAGAGAATGGATGGTTGTCGGGGCGGACGGAACGGACTGGAACCCCGGTTCCGGCCGAGGTGTTTATGTCTACTTAGGTGGGAGCTGGACGAAGCTATGAGCACTGTGCTGCTAGAAAATGGAAACGAAGGCTGGCTCGCTGCCTCGAACCGAATTGATGCTATTTGGGATAGCGTCAGGCCGCTGCTCGCGAAGGCGATTGAGTTTAATCGAGGCGAGTTTGGGTTGGAGGAGATTAAATTCAACTTGGAATTCAATAAGAATAATTTATGGTGCGTCAGTAAAGGTGATAAAATTCGCGCCGCGCTTGTGACGGAGATCTGTTCGTATCCGAGGTTTAATAGCCTTAACATCCTATTGATGGGAGGAGAGGCTACGAAAGAATGGTCAGCCCTCTTTCCGATGTTAGAGCATTTTGCGAGGTTGTATAATTGTCAGTTTATCGAAGGTCTGACTCGGCCCGGAATGGCGCGATTGCTGAATCTTGGTTTCAAAGAACAGTATAGACTGATTTCGTATCGTGTAAGCGATACGATGACTCAATAAGGAACGGCTATGAGCGGTGGTGGAAAGTCTACTACTCAGACAGTTCAGAACTATTCGCCGGAAGAAGCGGCGCTGCGTTCGCAGGTAATGAACTTGGGCCTTAGTACGTATGGTCAAACGGCGGGTAAGCTATCGACGAGTGGGTATCCCGGAGCTCAGCCGGTTCCGTTTAATCCGTTGCAGCAGGCTGGGCAAACAGCGGCTGTTGGAGCTGCGGCTGGAGCAGTACCGACTATCAATGCGGCGAATCAGGCGACGCAGTTCGGTCTCGGCCCTGTGCTGTATCCGCAGTCGAATCCGGCGCTGCAGGCAACGATCGACGCTGCGACGCGGCCGATCATTCAGCAGTATACTGATCCAGGCGGAGCGTTCTCGCAGTTGAGGACGGATAGCCTTCTGTCCGGGCCGTCGAGTAGGGATCAGATTCTCGGCGGCGTACTCGGCGGGCGATTGGCGACTGCGATTGGCGACACGTCTGCGAACGTAGCGACGGCTGGATATAATCAGGGTCTCGATACGTTCGCCCGAACGTTGGCACTCACGCCGCAGACGCTTCAGTCGATGCTCTTCCCGGCGCAGACGCTATCGGCCGTCGGAGATGCGCAGCAGGGGCAGGCGCAGGCGCAAGAGAACTACGCGGCGGAAGGCCGGATTTGGGATTTGAATAAGGATTGGCTGGCGCTGCAGAATTTGGCTAATATTATCTACGGGGCGGGATCGTCGACGAGTACGAGTACGGCGCAACTGCCTGGGACGAGTCCGCTGCTTGGTGCTGCAGGAGGAGCTCTGGGAGGTGCCGGAGCTGGCGCCGCGGCAGGTGCGCAGATAGGGAGTGGCTACCCTGGAGTCGGAACCGCGATTGGGGCCGTCCTCGGCGGCTTGCTGGGTTATTTCGGGAGTCGATAAATGGCACAAGGGTTTAATCTTGATCAGTTGCTCCGAGCCTTCTCTCAGCCCGGTGGTCCGTCTCCGGATACGATTGATATGCTGGCAGGGATCATGGCTGCGCAGATTCCTCCTCCTTCTCCTATGG